CGGTTGGACTTGTCCTCAATGTGAAACACATCATGACAGGGATGTGAATGCCGCAATTAATATTCGCAAATTTGGACTCAAGTCTTTGAGTGCATAAATGATAAAACGGACGGTGGGGAAACCGTTTGCTGGACGAGGATGGTAAAGTCAACGACTCCGTACGAATCGTCAATGTTGCAAAGTTGTCATATTTCGGTGCCAACTGTGTAATAGTTCCTTAAATAAAAATTACTCATATGAAAAGTATTATAGTATGTCCAGATATTCATGGACTCTCGTGGTGGAAAGATATAAAGGATAGAGTTATACAAGGTGAACATGTTGTATTTCTTGGAGATTATGTTGACCCTTATGTATATGTGAGTGTTGATGACTTGAAGAAAAACTTGGATGAAATCATAGAGTTTAAGAAGCAATACCCAGACAATGTGACATTATTGTTGGGTAATCATGACTTGCATTACATTTACCCAGAGGAATATTCAGCATCAAGATACAGTTATGATATTGAATCATATATGAACAAGACTATAGAAGAGGGTATCTTGAATGGTCTGTTTCAAGTTGCTGTTGTCAAGGAGATAGCTGGTCGAGAGATATTGTTCACACATGCTGGTGTGTCACGTCAATGGTTGATGAAAGTTGATGCACCTGTAAAGGAGATTCCTGATACAGATTATAATGGAAATGATATTAATGTCGTTGTATATGATGTTAATGATGTTTGTGATTTCCTTAATGAAATGTTAAAGACAAAGGATAAGAATCTTATGGATTGTGGACCATACAGATGGGGTTGGTGCCAATTTTCTGGTCCTGTGTGGTTGGATATCAATGAGGTTAATGCAAACAAAGGTCTCATACTCATGCCAGAGTTCTTACAGATTGTAGGGCATACGAGATTGAACAATAATGTATTCAAAGATGGATTTGGTGATGGGGATAGTATATTTTGCACGGATGTTCAGCATCCTGTTACTGTTGATTATGACTTCTTGTGTCACTACTTCACAAATGCAGATTATGTCGAAGAGGATGTTTAAGATAATGAAGACAGATGTTGATACAACAGACACGTCACAGTTCAAATGTGATGAATTGTTTGTTGTTGAAACATTGAAGGAATATGACAGGATTATTGTGAATGGTAATGATACGACCATATTAAATAATTCAGTGGGTGTCATGAGAGGACTTGTGCCACAGAAACTTGTCGGTGGAGAAATCTCAGATGACATATATTGGTTGATAGAGAACAAAGACAAGTCTATCAAGAAAGTACCACATAAATTTACGATACAATTTTTAGAATAATGGAAAATATAAACTCAGGAAACACAGAAGATAAGGTTTTAACACTTGATGACAAGTTTATGAAACTGCAGGACCATTGGGTCAATGTCATCAATGAAATCAGTGATGGATTGAAAGACCTCATCACAATGAAGGATTTGCAGATGAGAATATACAGGGACAGAGAAATCCTTGAGAAGACAATTTGCAGATGTCAAGCGACGAGAGTAAAGGCTCAAAGGGAGTTTGCAATAACTCAGAAAAGATTGTTTGAACAATACAAGACTGATGGTGTCAATGGTATAAGATTGTCAAATGATGCACAGATATGGAACATGATAACCCTTGCAAAATCAGATGATGAAGCTGTTCTTGAATTAATGGACAATAATATTTCTTTCTTGAAAGGAACATTAAAGACTTTGGATTCAATCATATATGCATTGAAAGACCGTCTTGAAATACATAAGATGATTGAAGGAATCAAGTTGTAATTGAAACCTTTTGAAGATTTTTTCGTAAAGATATTTGATATGATTACTATTGATATAACTCAAGATAATAATTATCTCTATGTAACCAATCTTGATGAAAGAAGTGGTGCAATTCTCGAATCTGTTTTTCAGAGGGAGAAACCTCAAGCATTCTTTATCAGAAAGAAATATGGTTATGCAAATACACTTATGTCTTTTGCCATGAAAAAACTTGATGACAGAGGACATATATATTTGTATATGCCAGTTGGTTTATATCTCTATCTCCTTAAAGCAATAAAGGAGTATAATATACCTTGTGAGTTTTCAGATAATTTCAAGAATTACTTGAATGATATACAAAACAATCTGACTTATGATGATTTCAGAAGTTGGGTTGATGATGTATTTGAAAATGCACAAATGAAGGATAAAGAAACAGGAGAATATATTGATTTCTTTCCTTATGATTATCAGATACAAGGTGCATATCGTGCATTGAAAAGTAAACGTGCATGTCTTGATATGGCAACCTCATCAGGAAAAACTCTCGTATCATACATTGCATGGAGATACACATTTCAGAATAAAGGTATGAAGAGATGTATGGTTATAGAACCTCGCAAGGAATTGTGTAATCAGACTCTTGAACGATTCAAGGAATATGAATCATATCTTGCTCCAGAGAAAAGAATAGAATGGACAGGAGTTGCTTTGCATTCTGACATGAAGAAGTTTGAAAAGGATTTGGAACCAAAGGCTAATGTCGTTATAGGCACAATGGCATCTTTGTCAAAGAAAGATTCATTTTGGTGCAAGGATATTAACACAATAATCATAGATGAATGTCATCATGCCGCAACAGATTCTGTTGCAGGTATATTGACACGTTGTTATAAAGCTGTATATCGTATCGCGGTTTCTGGTACATTTCCTCAAGATAAGACATTTAATGCAATGTTCATACAGTCAAAGGTCGGTCCAAAGGTATATACATATACAACAGATGAACTCATAAATGTTGATAAACAAGCAACACCTTTATATATTTCTTTCAGGGTTCTTGATTATGCACCTGATGAACACAAGAGAGGTTTGTATTTTCAACGTCTTACAGAGAAGATGGTTGATGAATTTGGATTTGGTTCAAAGTCAATGAAAAGAGAAGATGAATATATATTTGCAAATGAGAAGAGACTTAATTATATTGCAGATATTGCACTCAGACTGAATACAAATACTCTTATACTATATTCTGATGTACAAGGAATGTATGGTGAGAAAATCAAGGATGCAATAGACAAGATAGATACAACCAACAAAAAGAATATATATATCATTAAAGGTGAAGTCACAATGACAAACAGAGAGTGGATAAAATCACAGATGTTGTCAGATTTGTCAGGTAATACAATCATCATTGGTTCAATAGGTACAATGGGTGAGGGTATTGATATTAACTCTATCGGTGCAATTATTCTTACAGCCAATACACAATCTGAAAATCAAGTAAGACAGTTTATTGGTCGTGTCATCAGAAAATACAAAAGAAAGGAACATGCATTGATGATAGATATATGTGATAATTTCAATGTAAAGGAAGGAGATGATAAATACACATCATACTCTATGAAACATGGTAGAGAACGGTTGAAGATATACAAACAATATAATTTTCAAGTAAAGAAAGAAAATGTTAAGTTGTAAAGTGTTGATAATCACAACATTAACATTTATTAACTATATTTTCTTTTGATTTCGTATTACAAAATCAAAAACATGTTATATCTTTGCAAATGAAAGATGAAACAAAATAGTCTCAGACAACTTATTTTACCACAATTAGTCTCTACAGACTTATAAGTGTATGTTTTTGAAATACATTCATTTTAATAATCATCTTAACATAAAATCATTGCAAAAAATTTCACTTTATATGAAGAATGACATTAAGAGTCTCACACTTGATTGGTGTGCAGACAAGGAAAACAAGACAAAATTCAACAAGTTGGTTGAACGTCTCATTGGAGGTATTCGTTCAAACATCTATCGTAAGGTTCTTGATGAGGATGCAACAAATGATTGTCTTTTAATCACGCTTGAAAAGGCGTGGAACAAGAGAGATATGTATTCTCTTGAGAGAGGACAATTCTCAACTTGGCTTTGGAAGATAAGTAATGTTGAGGTGTTGAATCATTTTGTTGAGAAAAAGAAGATGAATCGTTTTGTCAACACTGATTTTGAAGATATGAACGATTATGTTCATTATAAAAATGACATAGCTCAGACTATGGAGGAAACATCTTTGGATTCATCCATGTACACAAGTGTTGTTGACAAGATGATGACAATCATCAATGAACATGTTGATACAACATTCAAGAATCCTCTTGCAGCAGAGTGTATTAAGGCACGATATTTTCGTGTAGAGGAAGAACCTATCAAATCCATTGCAGAGCGTCTTAATATTCCAGAGAATACTGTGAAGACTTATATTCACAGAGGTCTTGATGCAATCAAAGTTATTGTAAACAAAGACAATAGATTATCTGTTCTTGGAAAGCAATGGTTATGTGATGAAAAATATAATCTTGAGGTATAAAATTTGTAAAATAATAATAATTAATATGGACGAAAAAGAGTACATTGATAAACTCAATGAGATATTCGGTGCATTTGGTATCAAGTTTGATGATGACATTTTACAGAAAACTGCAAATGACATTCAAAATCATAAACCAAATTGCAAAAATGATTCTGTAGATAAGTCAGATACAGATGATAATGAATCTGATATGAATGACAGCGAAGATAAAGTAACAACACCTATACTTCAAGCTGGTTTTGTTGCACCAGACGGTTGGGAGATTGACTATGAAAAATCAAATTTTGATATGGGTGATGTCTGTTTCAAGAGGCAAATACAAAAATTCACATCTTTTGAAAAGGATGCTGAATGGTGTAAGTTGAAAGATGATTTGTGTAATCATTATATCACATCATATAATGAGGGTGATAATGCACTGATATTACTCAATAGACTTGCAATGAAGTCTTATCTTGAGAAAAATGCAAACAACTTCTCATTTATCAATAATGATGAGGTTCAACGTATCATAGATAGTCGATGCAATGATAATAATATGTTAAAACCATATTATTTCTTTGCAATATGTCGATATGATGATATGTGTAGTCCTTATATATCAACTATCAAAAACTCAATAAGTCATGTTGAGTCTATTGATGAGAATCATGTTCTTTGTAAGATTACCTTTAGAAATCATCCTTTATCTGCAATTGAAGCAAATTGTTACAAGGTATTGAATCAAAAGGATTTTATGTGGTTTGATACATTTAATGGTGCAACAAAGTTTATTGACATCAACAAAGAATCTCTTGTGTTGCCAGGTCTTTAAAAGAAAGTGTGTTTTTACACACTTTCTTATTTAAAAAATATGTAAAATATGAATATAAACCAAGATACAGAAAAATTAGCATTCTTTCATGTGATAAACACGCCAGACTTGCTAAGAAATTACAAAGGTGAATTTTGGGATTCACCACAGTTGCAGAAATTGTTTGACATCATTAAACCACATATTGTGGAATTTCAAGAAGTGCCAACATTTGCACAAACACTTGAACTCGTTAAAATTAATGATGCAGAAGATACATTACCACAAGTTTATCTTGAACAATTATGGACATTTGCATCAAGAAAAGGTGAATATGCAGATGAGTGGCTGAAAAAACAAGCGGTGTTCTATGGTGAGTGGGGAAATCTTGTAAACACACTCAATAAGGTTTATACTTATTATCGTCAGGTTGATGATGAGGTTTCATATGAGAACTGTGACAAATATCTTGGTACAATCAAGAGTATATTTCAGACAGGAATGTCATTGAGTTTTTCAGACAAGGAAGGTTATGATTTCTTTGATTTTGAAACACACCTTGAAGATGAAAATTCATATCACAAGACTGGTTACAAATTCTTTGATGATTCACTTGGTGGTGGTTGGAGTCCAAAAACCTTGAATGTTTTCATGGGTCCTCCAAAGGTTGGTAAATCAAAATGGTTGTGTAATATGGCTGCAAAATCAATATGTCAAGGACACAATACGATTTACATCACATTGGAAATGAAACCACAGGTTGTGATGAGACGTGTTGGTTCTCAGCTGTATAAGATTCCTATTCGTGATTACAAAGGTAAAGTAAAGGATGACCCACAAGGTATGGTGAAAGCACAAAAAGCATTCTTTCACTCTCTCTTTCCTGGTAAACCTGGTTTCTTTGTAGTTGAGGAATATCCTACATCAACAGCAACTGCAGATGATATTGAAGCATTTGTCCTTAAAAAGGAACAGGAGTATGCAGCGAAGACAAACAACCCAAATTTCAAGTTTCAGAATATATTCATAGATTATCTTAACATCATGAAAGATAAAAAGAATCCTAATTCTGAAAACACATATGCAAAATTGAAATCAATATGTGAGGACACAAGAGCAATTGCTGTCAGAAATGAATGGTGTATCATATCAGCAACACAGACAAATAGAGGTGGTGTTGAATTGACAGACCCTAATATGACAAATGTATCAGAGTCTATGGGTATTGTTGCAACTGTTGACTCTATGTTTGCAATCATTCAGAACTCAATCATGAGGGCAGCAGGTATATATTATATCAAGAACATTGCAATTCGTGATGCAGAATCAATGGGTGACAAGAAGAAATTCGTTGAGAACCGAGATTATCTCGATATTATGGAAGACCTCACAGAAGAAGTCATACATGAGGATATGCCGTTACCAGACCAATGGAAAGAAGTTTCAACAAATCCAACAACACCTAAGAAATATAACAAGAATACAGAATTCAAAAAACAAGATGACAATACACAACAAACAGTACATCAGACACAAATGAATCCACCATCACCTCCACCAGCAATGACACAAATGTCAATAGGTGCAGGTATTGATTCAGGATTATTTGGATTTGATTTATAAGAAAAACCCGTGCAATTTCACAACTGCACGGGTTACTTATATAGATATGAAAACTAACGAGAGGGGGTTAATAGCACGTTCGCTATTCACTATAATGGTTGAACACCCCCAAATCAACCATTTATCTTGAAGTCTCTGACCATGTATCACATGCGAATGTCAAAGAACTTGTGTATATTGAACCAGGACCAGACTGCAAGTTAAATGCACTAAGACCAGTCGTTGGGAATATGTGACGAAGTATCCACTGATGATAAGGTGTACCAGCACGGTCCAACATTGTAACAACCATACGAGGTGCTACATAATCTTGTTTCAATAAACCTCTACCTGCAAGTGGGTCCCATACTAAATCTGTCCATGAACGCAATAACTTCCAGTCGAAAGATTCTGGTTCACGTTGATTGTAACGAAGGTTAAACTCAAAGTTGATAGTAATATCAATTGTTGTTGAATCAGCCATCGCACCTGCATATCTACGTGCAGCACCCTTATATGCTTGCTGTGCAGTTGCACCTGTCATTTTATTGGTCTCAAGACCTGACACATCCTTAACACCCTCCAAAAGCAGATTTATTTCCTCTGAATTTTCATTCAAACCCAAAGCAGGTGGTGGTGTCAACTGAACCACCCATGTATTTGATGCTTGATATATCGGCTCCCAAAGTTCCGTTGATTTTCTGGAGTTCTCAAAATGTGAAAGTCCCATAAGACCTTTACTGTTTTGTGTTGCCATAATTTAAAATTTATATTTCTGTTTTATGACATTGAAATAAAGTCTTACTTTTATATTCCTCTTGTCAAATATATTTATCCTCAAAAAAGGATTTTTAAAATATCAAAAAGAAATCCCTCAATTTTCATTGAGGGATTCTTTTAAGAAATGATTAAGTATTTAAGTTTAATAGGAATATCATTAGGATTATGTATGAATGCACTTGGGACCATTCTCTTCTCATTGACATTATCAACACCACCGCATATTGCATATAATGTCACAAAATTCGTCCACAAGTTATTCTTTGAAACCCATTCAAGATAACCATATTGACCAATATGAGCACCTTCTGCAACCTTTGAATATGTTGTAGGTATCTTACCGTCATTGACAACCCATTCATTACCAGCTTCATCAGATTCAATGTGATTACTTGTCACCCAATCTTGATAGAAATTACCAGCAAGTGCAACAGCACTCAATGATTTTCCACCAGTGAACAATCCATCTGTATTTTCACATGTTGAACCTGTAACAATTTGTTGAATTTTTGCAGAGTTCTTTATTCTCTTTCTTTCTTCTTGTGAAGCATATGAACACAATACCTTGAGATAGAATTTCTGATATACTTGAGGATTGTCATTCTTTATTTCATGTAAGAGATTATGCAAGACATGTTCATCCTTTATTGTCTGTTTGAATACCTCTGACAATGGAACTTCATTATAATATTCTATGACATCCTGAACATGATTTATCATAAGAGGTTTCATCTTGTCAACATAACCCTCCGCATACTCTGGACAAATAAACATTGCTCTGCAAGCACCATTAGGATATAACAAAGGTTCTACTCTTAATGACTTCACCTCTTCACAACCAAACACCTCTGGTTCCATACCAGAATTGATGTCATATACATGAGTCAACTTGATAATTGTTCTGTATATTTCTGATATGTCATCAGGATTGTATATCAATAATTTCTTGCGTTTGTTACCCCATTTGTCAATAAATGTATAATTATCCATATAATAATAACCAGAGTAATCATACTTACCAGTGTTTCTTAATCCATCCTCAAGATTATTCTTTATAAAATGAAAGAGTTTACAGTCAAACTTATAACCTATGTGATTCGTGAAATCTGGCATCTTCTCAAATGCATGATATTCACCAATATGATTTTCCCAAGTTTTATCTTTATAATTAAAAGGTTTTCTATAAGTTTCTCCTGTCCATGGGTCAACAGTTACTTTCTTGTCATGATGATGGTGATACACATCAACATTCTCTACAGGATTATAATGTTCACATTTTCTTTTACCTGTCCATGGGTCAATCTCATCATCCTTATTTTCAAAATCTTGAAAATCATCAACATCAAACACACGTTCTAAATCCTTTTGTGCATAATAAAAAGGTTTTTTTCCTACTATATTTTCATTTGTAAAACCATTGATGAATCCATAATCATCCCAGAATTTTTTAATGGTTTCTCTTGTGAACTCATTAATCTCCGGCATATTCTGTGTGTGAAGAACTTGATAAGGGAATGGTTTGACAAACATAATTGCGTTATGAATGTCTTCATTTGATATGACTTTCTTTACAAATGGAGAATCTGGATTTTCCTCATCCATGTAAATAGGTCGTATTCTCATATTGAATACAGAGAACATGTTTCCTTCGTTTGCAGTGACTCTTATATATAATCCCGCAACCTCATCTGCATCTTCATCAAATTCCTTTGTTACAAAGTTCATTGTAACATTAAGACCAAGACCTTTTAATATTTTATTGGCAGTCTTTATAAATGAATCACGATTATCCCTTACCTTTGATGTGTCAATATGTTTTACAATAGGTTCAAAATTGTCAACATATTCCAAGTCAAACACAATGTCACACCATGCATCAAAATTCAATACACTTGCACATTTTTCAGGAATGTAATAAAAACTCTCCTGTTTATTGAGACCATAATCTGTTCCTTGCAAGAGGACCGTTGAATGTGGTTGCAATATGACACTGTTTGAGTTATATTGTGATACACTTCCACCATGTGTAGAAGAACCCTCATGAACACCAACACCACCACCTGCACCGATGTTACCAAGTGATATTGATGTCAACACATTATCTGCACTGTCCTTGACCTTAACTTCACCTTTTTCAACTGAGAAGTAACTTCCAAGTTCATCATACTGTTGTCCTTGACAAACATATCCAGAACCTGTATATGTTGTTGCATTATTTCCATATAATTTGCGAAATATGTTCACTGATTCTGCCATTATTAAAAATCTTTTCACAGTATTTATCACAAAAAGAAAAAAGAAACAAGTTAGACTTGTTTCTTTTTAGAATAACATTATATTTCCAAGTTCCTTTTCTTTCTTTGTCTTTATGTGTTTGTCATATATCTGACTTGCTATCTCAACATATATTCTTTCAGGTATAATTTTTGAAAATGCCTTTTGATAATCCAAGTCAAAGAAATCCAATATAGATATAACCTTTATCATATTTGTCAACCCCACGATATTTGACTCATTTAACGATTTAATACACATATCGAAAATCTTAATCATTGTCGGGATTGGTATGTCTTGTCCAACACATTTGTTATATTTTTCATAATATTCAGAATGACACCATGTATCCAATATAATGTCCTCACATTTTTGATAAATCTCAAGAGTGAATGGGTCAAGTTCACTTAAATCTGTTGACTTGTAAAAATAATCCTCTTGTTGAGGAACAACCTTCATTTTCTTAGTGTCATAATTCATCGTTTTAACATTTCCATCAAAATATGAATTATGAAAAACCTTTGTTGTGTTCTTTCTTACAATTTGTTCATCTTCTGAATTTTTATCATCAATCTCATCAGATACTTCCTTGTCTAAATGTTCAGACATATTAAACAAATCAACATTTTCTTGTATCTTGACTTTTTTTCGTCTGTCAGGTAAGGAACCGTTCTCTATCAATGCGACAATTTCATCTTCACTGTGTTCAAGACCATCATCAAGTATATCACTTAATGTATATGTTTTTCTCTTTTTCATGTTTTTGCATAACTATTTCTTTTTTTGTCTCTTATAATATTGTACCAATAAAACATAAAAAAGTTTCAAATTCTAACATACATGGACGATGCTGATGTATATCCCATATTTTGTGACTGTATATGATTATATTGTGTCGTTGGTGCATACATTGCCTGAAATTGAGAATCTGTCATACTTTGTCCTTTCTCTTCAAGTTTCTTGCCTATGAGACGTAATGTCTCCATCTCATTCCTTGAAACATCCCTCAACTTATCCTCAAATCCGTCAAACACCCATTCTGTAAAATCCTTTATTTCATCAAGTCTTGACATCTGCATGATTGAGCATGATATATCATCATGCATACCCAAACCACAATAGACACCATTCTTGTTTTTTCCAAAGTTGTTCAACTGTGTTATAGTTGATGCATATGATGCATTGTCTATCACCTGATTGACAATGATTCTTCTCTGAGAAACCATCTTGATTGACTGTTCAACATAATAACTCTTACCGAATTTTCCTGTTGTCATCTTGAAACCAACAGCTTTCTTATATTCAAGGTTTTTCTTTGCTGCATTTTCCTGATTGACATGAAATGTCTTGAGAAACAATGCTTTATAATACAAATCATGTTCAGAGAACTTATTGATGAAATTCTTACCGTTCAAATTGACTTCCAACAATATACGAGAATTATCAATATAACTCTCTCCACACTTGAACACATCAAATATGAGTCTTTTCATGACGAATGCCATCCATTCCTCATCTCTTTCATTATCAACATACAATCCAACTTGCCTATATCTTATGACATCTTCTCTCTTATATTCGGGACTGTACCTTGAGTTACGTCTCACTCTTGATGGTGATAACAATTCACACTCGAATATGTTGATTACATTATAGTCACTGTCTTTTTTACCCTTAATCAATGTCTCTTGTCCTTCCGCGGTATCTATCATGAATATAAATCTCTTTGAAAGTAATTCATTTTTTGTCAAAAGTTTTGGATTAAAGTCTGGTCTCCAATACAAATTGTTGATAACCTTTGCAGGGAAGAAATCAAAGTCAATATGAACATATTCTTTGCTGATTCTGTCCATGAGTCTGAAATCATCAGCCTTGAACACCTTTTCTGCACCGGCTTCAAATGAAAGACCGAACTCCTGTTCAAAGTCATCCTCACCGAACTCTGCCTTTGTTGCTTCTTTCCATGCTTCATCATGTTCAGGGACTCTCCACCAGTCCACTCTGTATGGAATGAACTGTGATTTCCCTTTCATTGCCTTATCATATATCTCAAAGAACTTGTTGTCCTTTCCTTTTGGCGTTGATGTGATTACCATCTGACCAATCTTAGATGATGAAAGTGTAGGATACAAAGACCTCCAGAACTCTCTCATAAGATTCTTTGGTACGTGGGCACATTCGTCAATATAAAGCAAACCATTTACAGTGTAACCTGTCAATGATGTAGGGTTTGTTGTTACTGCCTTTACAACAGTCTTGTTCTCTGTTGTAATAGTCTTTACTTGTTTAACAACAAGACCTGGTTTGAGGAAAAATGGAAGACCTTCCATAACCTCACATGCCTTGAGAAGAATATCTTGAGATGTATCACCCTTATTCGCTGCAATTGCAGAGTTTGAGTCTGATGTGAAATTCAATATCCAGTTCAACCAACAAACTGTTGTTGTTGTCTTACCTGTCTGACGTGAAGAAAGGAATACAGCCCAACCTTTCTGATTTCTCTCATCAAAAAGTTTAGGGTCCCAACACTGTAATATTTCCTTATATACATAGTCTGCAAATTCCTTTCCCTCCATTGCTCGCAAACGACCATAATGTAGTATTCTCAATTGGTCTTTCTGATAATCTCTCAATTTAACAGTCTTACGACCATAGTCAGTCAAGAATTTACAATATGTCTCAACATAATAAACAATGTCTATATAACATCTGTGTATTATCTCCAATTCTTCATCTGTATATTCATAAACAATCCCCGCATCCCTGTAATTTATATTACCTCCATAAAATGGTGAATTGTCAACATCAATACCTTGTTCTTTTAATGCTATAATCTCATTGATAACCTTCGTTGAATAAACTCTTGCAGTCTTCTTTCTCTCAGCAAGTTTATTAAGGTTATTTTCTGTTGATATATCCATAAAATAAAGTTTTTTCTAATATTTAAGCAGAAAAAAAAAAGAACTATAACTCACTTGACACTAAACACCAATTGAATAAATATATCAAATGATTGTTCGTGTGATGACAATGAAAGGATTTAAATACAAGTTGAATTTGACGAAAAGTCAGAGACTCAAGGTTGACCAGACCTTTGGAAATGCACGATTTGTGTTTAATCAT